GGGATGGTGGGATGGTAGTGACAAAAATGGATTTCAGGATTCTAACATTCCGGTAGGAACTCACATGGCTTATTCTGGCAATAGGATGTGGATCGCGGATAAAAATATCGTGCTAGCGTCAGACTTGGGTGACCCGACTAGTTGGAAAGAACGCACAGAAGGGACGGGGCGCGGAGATTTTGCCTTTGTTCGACCTGTAACCGGGATGGTTAGCTATGTTGGTCAGGATACATCGACCCGCTTAATTGTCTTTACAGATCGCGCCACCTACTCGCTTGCCAGCGGAATTCTGGATCGCACCCAATGGGTAACTACTGCAAACTTTCAGAACACGCTTTACCCAACCGTGGGGTGCATTGCCGCCCGATCTATTGCTTTTCAGGCAGGACAGATGTGGTGGTACTCCGAAGGTGGATTGGTAGCGGCGGATGTCGCGGCGGCATCATATTTATCCTCACAGGTGCTTTTCAAAGACATCGAAATGGCGCGAACGAAGCGGTTGATGGATGGAGATGCTTCCAACATTTGTGCAACTTCATTTGAGAATTATTTGCTTTATTCGGTTCCACATCTTTCAAAGCTAAATACTGACACGATGGTTTTGGATTACGCTCCAGCCGCCGAATGGGGGCAAGCTCGCACTCCTGCGTGGTGTGGTGTGTGGACCGGAACTCGACCTGTGCAATGGGCAAACGGAAAAATTGAAAATCAGAATAGATGCTTTCAATTTTCAATTGACTACGCTCCAACAACTGATGGTTCTTACAACCATCTTTGGGAGGCTTTTCAGCCTGAACGCTATGACTCTTATCTTCAATTGAATCCTGATGGCACTAGCACCACCCTATACAACCGAATTTATTGCCAATATGAATCCCCATTGTTAGGTGACGGCATGGATTTAAAACAATTTATTTATTCCGAAATTGAGGCAATGGAAATTGGAGGGACAGTTGATGTGCGTGTTTCTTATCGCGGATCAAAGGGCAGATATCTTCCAATTTTAAATACAAGGTTGCTTGCAGTAACAAATGATTTTCAGTACAAAGGAACAGATTTTGAAGAGCAGATTAAAAAAGTAGGATTTTTAAACACGCAATATCGCAGGTTAATTACCGAATCAACTAATAGGTTGCAATCTTACGAAACTTGCGAAAGCTCACTCACCAATGATGTTGACAAGGCTTTTTCTGTTTTAATTGAATGGTGTGGAGAAATGGGGATTGAAATTGTCCGAATGTTTATGGACCCTTGGAGCGAAAAAGCTACCGGAGTACCTCAATTGTCAGAAACGGAATCGTGCGTTGTTGGTCAAAATGGTGAGAATTTTACTGTTGACCTTGCTCCTAGTCCTTACGAAAACACTTTTTTGAATCAAGTTACATGGTCTGCAAAGGTATTTAAAACAGCAACCTTGAATTGCAACGCTAGTTCACGCACAATTTCGGCAACGGCAAGCGCATCTTTTATTTCGACTGTTAGCTATGCTCATGCTAAAGAAGAAGCAGAGAAATTAGCCGAGCAAGCCGCAATCGCCGCTGCTCAAGAATTTAAAGCAAACAACCCTTGTTAAAATGCCTAGCATTGCTAAATCAAAAATTAGATTGAAGAACTTTCCGAACAAGTTTATATCTCCGTTTGCTGACGAATTTCTAACTCCTGTTTATTCTTCCATCCCTTTTGAAAAAAACCAAAATAATTGCTTGCCTTGCGCTCTGTGCGGGAATTACAATGAGCAACAAAATGTGCTGGACGAAATTGCTTCAAAATACATTGGATTCAAAACTGGACCCGTTCCTGACGAGGTATTTGTTGGGTTTAACTAAATAAATAAATGAGATCAACTATTGATTATAAATTAATTCCTAAAGACTCTGCTGAATTCCTTGAATTAGTAGACTTCGCGGAAGATTTTGACCATCACATTATCGATCATCCACAAATTAATGTCTACGGTCATTATAAAGACGGGAAACTGGTTGGTTATTCAGATCATGTTTTTATCCCAACAATTTACCCTGCTTTTCACCCCAAGTATACAACCCCTCGCGATGTAATCCAGACCATGCATGACTGGCGAGTTTACAACCAACTTACCGGAGGACCGGGATATGTTGGAGTCCCATTGCAGTCAGAACGCTTTACTTTCACAAATGAAATAATGGAAAAATTAGGTCTTGAAAGAATGCATCGTGAAATTTTTCACATAAAACCAAAGGAATAAAATTATGGGAGGAGCAACAGTAAACCCCGGCAGATACATGAGTAGGCCCGACTATCAAACGCCGGGACAGATTTTGTCTGCAAAGCAGGCAATGGGTCAAGTTGGTTTAGAGACAGCATCCGCCGATCTTGCCGCCGCTCAAGCTGGAGCGTTGCAAACAGACCGAGCAATGCTCGACCTGTATACCAAAATGCAACCTCTGCAAACGACATTCGATGCAGAGCAGACTTCCCGGCAAGCTGCCGAATTGGGCCTTTCTAATCTCGCTCGATCCCGTCAATTTGAGCAAATGACCTCCCCCGCGACTGCTCGTATGCGGTTGCAACTCCCGGAGCAAATCGAATCTGCCACCTCTGGTGAGGCATTCAAAAACTACATGGATGCATGGCTGAAGCAAAAAGGCATTAGTGCAGTTGGTGGAACTGGCGTCGATCCTTCCAGTACATTTGGACGCTCCATGTTGGCAGATGTTTCTACCGACGAGGGACGCAAACGGATTTTAGAAGACATTGCATTGCGGCGAGGGTTCGTGCAATCGCAAGAAGCACCCGTTGGCGGCATCGATCCCGGAACCTTAATGGCGGCAAGGCAGGCTAGCGAGGCGGGAAATCTAGGAGCAATGTCGGACTGGCAAAGAGGCATCTTGCAAGGCGCAGGGCAACTAGGGCAGACATTAAATCAGTTCCAGCAAGCCCGAATGGGACTTAATCAAAACGCATTCGATTATCTCTCTCGTAACATGGGTGAGATTTTAAATCTCCAGCAAACCAATCAAGCAAATCGTCAGTCTTACGAGCAATCCTTGTACGATGCGGCGAGTCAGGCGGCGGCATCCAAAAATGCAATGACAGGTCAATTGATTGGCGCGGGAGCAGGGCTTGCAGGAGCAGGCATTGGAGCGGCGGCAATTATTATATGACAAAACTGATTACAGAAACTGTGAAAAAAGCACAGTTGTGGGCTAAAAATTGGCCTCGTTCTGTTGTGTTGTGGAGCGGCGGCAAGGACTCCACGGCAATGCTTCATTTGTTGCGCTTCAAAGCCGAAATCGATATCCCTGTAATTCAGTTTCGCCAACCTAAATTTCGCGAACGCTACGCTTATTCTGATCGATTGATTAAAGAGTGGGATTTGACCGTTTTTGAGTATCCCGCCAGCAGGTATGCATTGGCGGATGGTCCTGATGTGGAAACAGGTGAAGTGCGTTTTGACCTTCTGCACTACTTCCAATGGGGAACCAAAGCAGTTGTGCTTTCGTTAGGAACGGAGCGTCCCAAAGAGGGCGAGAAATTCATGTGCGGTTTGGATGACTTTTTGAATCGACCCACAGGCACATTTAATTGGCCTTGGGGTGCGGTCTGGATTGGAACCAAGGGAAGTGATACCGACTTGATTAAAGGTCATGTGCCATTGGCGCAGGACATTCGTTACGCCGAGGGCAGTCCTGTTAGTCTATACCCAATGCGCGATTGGACTGATGCTGATATTTTCCAGTATCTAGAAGATGCCGGGGTCGAACCCGATCCGACTCGTTATGTCAAAACTGACAAGTGGGGCAACAACCCTGACAAGTCTTTGAATGCCGACTTCTACCCTACCTGTTTAAATTGCGTGGATCGTCATCAAGGCAGTCATGTGCATTGCCCGAAACTCAACGCTCAAATCAGCAACATTTCACATTTAGCACCCTACGAAGACATCGTCATTCCCGACCTTGGATTTCGTCCGGTGGAATGGAACAAGGAGGAAAAATAATATGGGTGGAGCAAATACAGGAACCAACAAAATCGGTCAAACGCAACTTGCCGCCGGGACAGTCCCCAAAGCTACATTGGCAACGCAAGCAGACCTCGCCGCATTTGATCGTCAGCAGGCGCAAAGCAAACGATTGGCGCAAGGGTTGGACTTTTTTGCAAAAGGCATTCAGGGCATTGATTTCAGCACTAATGAAATGTCAAAAGCAAAGGAAAGTCAATCGCAAGCAGAAGCATATCAAAAATGGCTTGAGATGCAAAAAATGTTACAAGAGAACCCTGATGCATTGAATTTCATGCCCATGATGCCATTTCAAATTCGGGACGATGGCAGAGGACAAATTGCCCAAGCGTATGGCAACGCTGGCAAAGACCTCGCTGGCGGCATTCTTGGAGCGGTTGGAACAATGTATGGCAGAAAGTGAACTATGATTGCGAAAAATGCGGAGCGTGTTGTTGTTTTAAGTGGTCATGGCCGATCCTCAAACGGGATCGTTCAGACGCAACTGGCATTCCGCTTGAAATGCAACGAACCGATTACCCTTTAATGAAGACCGAAAACAATAGATGCATTGCTTTAGAAGGAGAAGTTGGAGTTGCAGTTAAGTGTTCTGTTTATAATTGCAGACCGCAAGCGTGTAGATTATTTAACCCCGGCTCGACACTTTGTTTAGAGGCTAGAGCAAAAATAGGATTATAATTATGGGAGGAAGCATTAAAAAAGGTTTTGGTGGTGGCGGAAAGTTCTGGAGATCGGTCAACAAGGTTGTTGATCCTTTGAATATTATGGACCCTATGGGGGTTCTGCCAACCAGCATGATTACAGGCAAAAAACCTTTCCAATTTGATCGCAACTTTGGGAAACTCCAATGGAAATTTGGCGGCGGCGGAAGCACTCCATATTCTATGCCTCGTTCTAAAATGGATACATCTGGAATGTTTTCCGCTCAAAATCAAATGCTTTCAAGCATGAAGGCGCAATCGGCATCTGATTTGGCGCGAAGGCAGGCTAGCAATGAAGCGTTAAGAGCAGGCGCACCCACGCTTCCTCCAAGTTCTATTCCTGCTGAAAGTTCACAAGTTGCAACAGTTGCTTCAACAACAGCAACTCCTTCCATTGCACAATCAAAAATTAGTGATACAAGTGCTAGTGCGGATTTGCCTGTTGAATTCATGTACAAACCTGCAAGCACCCAACAAAAGTATGTTGCATCCAATCAATTCAATCTCCCC